TGGCAAACTGCTTGTAAAGCCTGAGCCATATCTTCCCATCCTCCACTAGCGAATTGGCAATGTTGCTTGAAGTGGTCGAAAGCCGGGTATCGTCCTGGTCTAATGCTAACTGCATGGCTACACCGGATTTTACGCCGGGAGGTGCATTAGATTGCCTGGAAAGCTCAGATACCCCGGAAACGATGCTAAATTCCTGCATCAAGAGGGCCACTTCGGTTTCAAACTCCTGCGGTAATGATGCTTGCTGAACTGGCCTGGGTGGGTTTGAACCTCGGGTATACTCTATTATAGCTCCCGGGCTACCAGCGTTCTCCTCCATATAGTCCATATCCACCGTGCCAGCCTCGGCGGTCCATTGTCCTATAGCTACCCGGTTAAGGAACTCTGCCTTGCGGTTTCGTACTGCATTATAGCGGCGTTGCAAGGGAATCATGCGTTCTATCACGCTTTTACCCCAGAAACAGCCCGGCCTTGTGATACATACAGTTTTGGTAAAGGGTAGTGCCGGTTCTCCATCCTCGCCTATACGGTAGGGCAGGGAATCAGAGTAATAAAGCAAAACCCCGTTGGCAACGATTATTAACCGACCTTCGGGATGGTCCTCTGTGGGCATTTCCCAGTATTCCTTTACCAGTACATAGTCGGCCATGGTAACGGTGGTGTAGTTGTGGGTCATGGCATTGTAACCCAACCCACCGGTGCCGATCATGGACCGTTGCAGCTGCATGACCGCTACCTGCTCCGGCGCCACCTCTTTGCCCCAGGTCTTTTTAACCTCGTCAACGTGGAAGGCCCGGGCATGAATGATGCTCCGGCATTGCTCTACGTCCTGGTGGTAGCATGAATCGGGGTATATCTCCTGCGGCGGGCATATGGTGATTTCCAGGTCCCCTTCCCGCAGGTTCATGGGCAAGGGATTGCCCTGCATATCAACTATATTGGGGTCGCCGCCTATCTTTTGTCCCAGGTTGGGGTTCCATGTGTGCTTTTTCAAGACCGTGCCAGTTGCTTCCATCCATGCGTTGGCATCGAACTGCTTCTGCTGCATCTTTTTATCATAGTAGGTGTTGGTCAGCAGGTGGTTGCTCACTTTGGTTGCCCTGCTGTCCTCCGGGTCATTGCTGCCCGGCCTTACCTTTAGTATTGGCCTCATCCTGGAAAGCCTAGAAAGTCTGGTTTCGATGTTGGGGGCGATCATGTTAAATACTTCCCGCTCCTGCCACTCGTAGGCCCTGGGGATCTCCTCAAGACTCTGGCTAACCGGGTTAATGTCGATGTACTGATTCCCCTCCAAGAAGTTAATATTGAGCTTCCATTGGTTTTCAAAAGGCAGGCGTTCCTTGGACCGGCGCTCAAACTCGGTATTAACCAGGGATATGAGTTCGCCTTCGTCAATCGGTGCCTGCCCTGGGATAGCATCGTTGGCCTCTGGCAGTGGTCCGTCCCGCTCTGCTGTAGGGCGGCCTCGTATGATCTCCAAAACGGAGTTAAGATTAAACGGCAACTGCATTAGTCGTCACCCCTTAGTTGCTTCATTTGCTGGTTATGGGCCTTGCGTAGACCGACCGTAACCATATTGCCCCCTCTCGGAGAAGGCTTTTCTTTGGCATCGCTACGGTATTCAGCCAATCCTCCTGCCATAATCCTGTCATAAAGGTCCTTACGCTCAATACGCCACAGATTTTCCCGATAAGCCTGGAGCGCAGCGAAAATGATGATAATAAGCGATATAAAAACTAAGGCGGTCGTTGCGCTAATCACTTAGTAACCGCCTTCTTCCGTGCTTCGCAGGTCCGGGAATGGGTCGCAAGCTTGATACTTGCATCGAATGTTTCCCCGCAGTAGTCGCAGGTGTAAACCTTAACCGGTTCAGGCTGCAGTTCTTCCGGTATGCATGAAAGCATATCCCTGGTACAGTCTTCGCACAAGTACCGCCATAGCTGCGGCGGCCCGTCCGGTCTGCCTATCGCGTATGATACTTTTTTGTGGCAGTTATAGGTTTCGCAGCTAACTGCCACGGTTGTTTTGATTATCTGGCATTTTTCGACCATGGGTTCACTCTCCTTTGGATTTCCTCAGTCCTATCCTCCCGGTCCTAAACAGCATCATAAACCGTTGAAACGACCACTGTTTTTGCATCATGTCCTCCTAGAATCCGTAATCCGCCGTTTTGCTATCTCAAAGTATTTGTCATCCAGTTCTATGCCGATGAAGTTTCGGTTGGTGTTCACACAAGCCACCCCGGTACTTCCTGACCCCATGCAGTTATCCAAGACGGTGTCACCTTCGTTGGTGTAGGTTTTGATTAGGTATTCTAATAGTGCTACTGGTTTTTGGGTTGGATGCACAGGATTAGAATCTTTATCAAACTCAAGCAACATAGTTGGATATCCTGTTTTAGTTTGCTTATATGGTTTTTGATCTGCTCTATTTGGTCTATGATCATTTGCTTTCTTACCAGCACAAACCTTATCAATATCCGTTAATCCTTGAGGATAATATTTCATTCTATTTTTACTATTTTGTGCTATCCTAGCATTAGAAAACACTACAATATCCTCTACATTTTTTAATGGCATATACGGTGCTTGTGCAAAATTTGCCGCCCTATTACTTTTCCAAACCCAACAATATCTAAATAAATCTAAATTACTATGTATTAATTCACTAGTAAAAGGTTGACTTCCAAATAAAACAATTGCTCCATTATCTTTAATAATTCTTTCATACTGTTCCCATAATGGCTCAAAGGGAATAATTGTATCCCATTTACAAGCGGTCGTTCCATACGGCAAATCGCACAGAATCATATCAATGCTTTTGTCTGATATGTCTTTCATCAGCTCAAGGCAATCGCCGTGTAGCAGGTTAATGTCCATATGGCATGAAACTCTCCCTCCTTAATTGGCCCTCGATGGGGCTCAGTCAATAAATACCAGCGGCCCTCCCCACGCACATAACGGTATTTACACCCCCGGAGTCGAAGCTCCAAACCAGTAGTATAACAAAAAACGGTACGCGCCAGGTTCACCCTCACTATCCGCACCTGGTCTTTACGGGGCATACCGTTTATGCCTGTTTGCCTTTCCTATTTGGTATTAAATAGGGCAGGCACCGGGAAAGGAGAGAAAACCCGGTGCCTTTGGAAACCTTTTCAGGCTGCCCTATGTTATCCGTGTCTTGCTATCGAAGCATTGGCCCACATATTACATTCTTCCAGCTTGGTCATGGCCAGAGCCTTCTCCCGTGATTCGGGGCATAAGCTGTCGATCAAATAGGCAAGTTCTTTGGTTTTGGCCCTCAGTTCCTCATACTTTTGCGGTTGCCCCTCTTTGGGTGGGTGATAGGTGAAATTGTGGTCAATCGTTGCTTTCGGCATGATGGTTCTCCCTTCTTTTACGTCAATCTCCTTCTTTTCCTAAGACTTGCCCGCGCCAGCTTTTCTTTGTACTCCTGCACGGGCGTTTTTGCTTCCGGTAGCCCTTTCGACTTCTCCACCTGGTAGGCGATCAAACCATATCCAACCGAATCATAAGGGTGGTCTATGGCACAGTCCGCTACCTTTTCGGGGTCTTTTTCATCCTTGAGCAGTTTGGGCAATGTATCAATCAATGTCTTGCAAGTGCTAAATATCTGTAGTTTAGCTGTCATTTGTCCGGTGTTTTCGTCCAGATATGGCCTGAGATACTCATGCCATACCGCCTTTCTTAGCTTCCGGTCTGTAATAGCAGGAATAAAACCTGAAACGCCGCCATCCATATAGTAGTCAATCAAGCACTTGCCGGTCTGGTCCCGGTGGTGTGTAGCCCAGGCATCCAGCCCAGCCACGATAAAATCACACTTCTCTTGCCTTTCAATCGGTTCTCCATCTACTATGTCAATGTAGGTGCTCAACTCCTTGACCTTGCGGGCCTGATCCGAATAGGTCATCTTGGGTTCTTCTCGGTCTCTCGTAAACTCCCGATACAGATATACCGTGCCGGTTTCGGATACAGTCAACCAGCCCCAATAGAACGGGTCATCATAGCCGTTGTCCAGGCACTTCCACCGCCGCCAGTGGTGCGGTATAGGAAAAGGTTCGCATACATGGATTTCCCGGCTAAACTCAGGGAAGGCCGTACCTTCTCCGGCTGAAAAGGCTTCTTCTGGGGTAGCCGGGTACTCCTGCATATATGAACTAGGCAGGTTCTTCTTTGTGTCGTCGTACCATTCAGGGGTTCGGCGCGGGTCAGTCCACCATGGCAAGAATATGGCTTTGAATTTGTTTTTGCCAGCCACCGCAGCGTTCCACATTTCTTCGTAGAAGGTGAGCCGCTTGGCTGTGCTTAGTCCTATTACCTGCCCGCCGCCAGGTCGGTTGATAGTCGGGTATGCTGAGGTATATATCTCTTTGGCATACTGCTGGAAAGCCCACTCATCCAGTATGACCAGGTTGGCCGTGAATGACCGCCCAGCGTCCTCTGTGGCCGCCATGCTGATCAATGTTGACGGTTCCTTGCCCGGGTGCGTGATCGTAATGGACAGCGCGGCCGAATCCCATACCGGGCCTATCCAGCCTGGTTTGGCATCTTTTTTCTCCTGAATAATCCAGTCCGGCAGGTGCCGAAGGATAAACTTCACGCGCCGGATCAGTTCTTTTGCGTCCGGTATCTCCTTTTTTGATAGGCCACTACCTGGTAGCCTGGAAAAA